GGATTATATATTAGATTTATATAAAGAAATAGATATAGAACCAGAAGAAGATTTAGATAATTTAACAAAACAACAAGCCAGTGATTTAATAGAAGAATTAAAACAAATAAAAGAAGAAATAAGTTAAAATAGAAAGGAGGATAAGAATAGAATGGCAAGAACATCAAGTAAAGATACTTTAACAAAACCACAAGAAACATTTATACAAGAATTGTTAAAAGGAAATACCCAAAGACAAGCTTACCTAAAAGCTTATCCTTCTAAGAAGAAATGGAAGGAAAGTTCCGTAGATACAGCAGCATCTAATTTGTTAAAGAATGACAAGGTTAAAACACGGTACACAGAAGTTTTAAACAAAATGAGAAAATGAACAAAAGAACACCATGTGGACAAGAGAAGAATCCATTGAAACTCTAAGGTATGTTATAGATATAAACAAGAAAGATTTAAACAGAATACAGGATGCAGCAGAGGAAGAGCTGGAATTGTTACAGAAACAAATCAAAGAAAACCCTGACCAAGCAGCTGTTCTTGTACAACTTATGTTAAAACAACGTAAATCAAGAAGAGCCTCTCAAGTAAACAATAAGGGTATAACAGATGCGGTAGCAGAATTAAACAAGATGCAAGGATTTAACGAGGAAACAATAAACATGAACGGAACTGTTGTATTTACTGGAGAGGATGAATTAGAAGAATAAACAAAGTGAGGCGAATAGATGAGCAGAGTTGTCGGTGTAATAGATGAATATAAGATATTAGAAACTGCAAGAGACTATATAATCGTAAACACTAACGGAAAGTATGAAAATCATGGACACTTTAAAAAGCTATCAACTTGTTTTGTTCTAATTAGACTAATGCAAAGAAAGACCATACCAAATAAACCCTTCATGTTAGAAGCGGCAAGACGAATAACTACAGATGCTACATATAAAGAAGTCTTATCAAATAAACAACAAAAGAACAAACAGCGTCAATATTATTATAATCCAAACAAAGGGGTGAGGAAGTAATGGGATATATATTATGTTTATTTATAGGAGCCATAATAGGATTTACAACTTCAGCCCTTTGCGTTGCAGCAGGTAGGAATGATGTTAATGAATGAGTTAAAAACAAAGCACAGCTTACCTAAATTAATAGGTAAAGGATATAAGAAGTTTTGGAATTTCAAAGGGCGTTACAGAGTGCTCAAGGGAGGCAGAGGTAGCAAGAAGTCTACAACCGCCTCTTTCTGGTTTCCATATAATATGATGAAGTATTGGCACACTTATGGATTAAAACCTTGTACACTTGTAATTAGAAGGTATTACAATACTCATAGAGATAGTACCTTCGCTCAACTTAAATGGGCTATAAATAGAATGGGGGTTAGCCATCTATGGAAAGCAACAAAATCTCCTCTTGAATTAACATATATACCTTCAGGACAGAAGATAATGTTCAGGGGCTTAGATGACCCGCAATCCATTACATCTATTACAGTAGAAGATGGAGAGCTTTGCTGGGTATGGTGGGAAGAAGCATTCCAATGTACAAACGAAGAGGATTTTAACAAAGTCGATATGTCTATAAGAGGTGAAATGCCTCAGCCATTATTTAAACAACACACTCTTACGTTTAACCCTTGGAGTGAAAAGATATGGTTGAAAAAGACGTTCTTTGATAAAGTGGGAACAGATGGATTAAGCAAAGACCAAGATATATTAGCAGAAACAAAGAACTATGATTGTAATGAATTCCTTGGAGAAGATGACCTTCGTATATTTAACAAAATGAAAGAAGAGAATCCTCGTAGATATAGTATAGAGGGACTTGGAGAATGGGGTATTGCGGAAGGATTGGTATTCGAGAATTGGCAGGAGCTTGACTTTGATGCTAACTATATGAAGAGACAGCTTGGCAGAGATGATGCACCTAAATATAGACAACTTCATGGAATGGACTTTGGATACACAAATGACCCTACTGCATTTATAGCATTATTAGCAGATGAGAAAGATAAGAAGTTGTACATCTATGATGAAGTGTACAGAACCCATATGAAAAACAAGGATATATACGAAACACTAAAGTATAAAGGATTTGAGAAAGCAAGAATATGTGCAGACTCTGCAGACCCTAAAACAATCGATGAATTAAAAGACCTTGGATTATATAGAACATTTGGAGCAAAGAAATTAAAGGGCTCCGTAAAAGCAGGTATACAGAAGCTGCAGGATTACAAGATATATGTTCACCCATCCTGTGTTAATACTATAGTAGAATTAAGTAACTATGTATGGGCATTAGATAAGGATACCGGAAAGCCATCCACCGACCCAATAGACGAATATAACCATTTAATGGATGCTTTACGATATGCAACAGAAGAGCTGAATTCTACTAACTTTAGCTGGTAATCTCAGCGACCTAATCTATGAGGAGGTCAATAAAAAGCTTGTAAAAATGATTGTACAAAGCTCATATTTCAAGTGTTTTATTATAATACCAGTGTAACAAAGGAATTCTATATAATATAGTAAAAAGGAGGTATATAACATGAATTTTCCCAATTTCCAAACAACTGCAATGCTGGATATCAAAAGTAAGATAACTAAATTAAGTAATCTTGGAAAGCCGCAAGAAGACTTCTTGTTTTCAAACATAAATGAATTTCAAGAAAGTGATAAGCGTAAAATAATGCTGAAGGCTCAAGAGTATTATACAAATGACAATGAGATAAAGGACAGAAAGCGTTACTATATAGATAGGAAGGGTGTTCAGCAAGAAGTAAAGAATCTATCTAATAGTAAATTAGCTCATCCATTTATGCGTAAGTTAACAAATCAAAAGGTCAACTATTTGTTAAGTAAAGAACTTAGTATCCAATGTGATGACACCAACTTCTCGGATGCCTTAACAGCTTACGTAAACAAGAAGTTCCTGAAGATGTTAAAGAACGTAGGAAGGGATGCTATTGTTAATGGAATTGCATGGGTGCAGGTATATTATGATAATACCGGAAGATTAAACTTCAAGAGAATACCATCAGAAGAAATCATTCCATTCTGGGCAGATGCAGACCATACTATATTAGAAGCTGTATTAAGATATTATACTATCATTAGATATTTACCTGATGGAGTAAAACAAGAGATTGTAAAAGTCGAATATCATACTACAGAAGGTGTTTGGTATTACATCAAAGGAGATAGAGGACTAAAGCCTGACCCCGATAGAGGAGATGGTATTAAAGGCCACTTCATTATTAGTCAAGAAACAAAAGATGATAAAGGAAACATTCAAGTAGATAAAGATGGTAATCCAGTTATGCAGGATGTTCAAGCTACTTGGGAAAAAGTACCTTTCATTGCATTCAAATATAATGCCGATGAAATTAGCTTACTAAAATGGGTTAAATCACTAATTGATGATTATGATATAAACACTTCTGATACATCAAACAATCTGCAGGACGTACCAAACAGTATCAAGGTTGTTAAGAACTATGATGGAACAGATAAGGGCGAATTCGTACAAAACCTTGCAACCTTCAGAACAGCTTTCGTATCGGGTGATGGTGATATGACCGCAGTGGAAACAAAGATGGACATAGCTGCAATAGATAGTCATCTAAATAGATTACGTAAAGATATCTATGAAGCAGGAAGTGGTGTTGATACACAAGAAGTAAGTCTTGGTAACGCTTCAGGGGTCGCATTAAAATTTAGATATGCTGACCTTGATAGTGATACAGATGATATGGCAAGTGAGTTTACGGCAGCCCTTGAGGAGCTAATATGGTTTGTTAAAATAGACTTATTAAATAAGGGCATTGGAGATTTCATAGAAATGGACTTTGAAGTTATCTTTAATACCGATAGTATTATCAATGAACATGAAATCATCGAAGATACAAAGAACAGCGTTGGAATAATTAGTGACGAAACAATAATTGCAAATCACCCATGGGTAACTGATACGCAAGCTGAATTAGATAGATTTGCAAAAGAGAAAGAGGCCAAGATGGCAGAAATGCAAGAGCTAATAAAACAGCAGAATGAAGGATTCGGTGAAGATAATGACCCTGATGATGAAGGAGCAGGACAAGGTGGTGGTGAATAATGCCAAAACTACCAAGTAAAGAGTATTGGGAAGCCCGTTCAGAAAGAACACTTATCGCTAATGAAAAATCAGCTATGCAATATGAGAAAGATTTAAAGAAAGCATATCAAGCTACCATTACTCGAATTACTAAAGAGATAGAATCCTTCTATGGCAGATATGCGAAAGAGAATAAGATTAGCTTAGCAGATGCTCGTAAAAGTCTTACACCTAATGAATTAATGGACTTTAATCAGCAATCGAAGTTATATTTAGATGAAGTAGAAAGGTTAGGCGACAAGGCTTTTACAGCTGAATATAAATCCTATTTAAAAGAACTATCCGGTAAGGCCTATGTAAGTAGAATAGAAGAATTAACTGCTAATATTAGACATAACATTGAAACACTTTCTACTGGATACAACATAGGATTAGGACAAACACTGCAAGATGCTTACTTAGATGGATTCTACAGAACAATGTTTGATGTTCAGAAACAAGCTGGATTTGGAATAAGCTTTACAACTCCAGGGGGTAAGCAGTTAGAAATGGCCATTAAAGAAAGATGGCTTTCTCAAAACTATAGTGATAGAATATGGGCTGACAAGAATAAGATGATTATTCAATTAGAGCAAATGCTATCACAGGAGTTTGTAAGAGGTAGGAATCCAAGAGAAGTAAGTAAAGACTTCGCAGATAAGATGAATACCAGCTATTATAACGCTCAAAGGCTTATTCGTACAGAGCTTAACTATATTAGTAATAAGGGAAGTATGAAAGCTTATGCAGAAAGCGAGGTTGTAGATAGATACCAATATCTTGCAACATTAGATAATCGAACATCAGATATATGTAGAGAATTAGATGGAAAGATATTTGACCTGAAGGAAGCTAAAGTAGGGGTTAATCTGCCCCCATTACATCCTCATTGCAGGTCTACAACAATTCCATATTTCGAAGATGATGAAATAGGAGATTTAATAGAGGACAGAGTTGCAAGGGATGAAGATGGTGCAGGCAAATCATACAAACTTGGAAAAGATGTTACATTCTTTGAATGGGTAGAACAATATGGTAGCCCTGAATATAAGAAACGTGTTGCAGAACAAAGAAAGAGATTTCTTGAGATGGATAAAAAGCCACGAATCAAGAAAGCTCCTGCAGCAGAAAAGAAGGAGGAGAGCTAAAATGTAGAAATACAAAATTATAATAGTAACAAAGAACAACTACACTATATAATAATATTAGGCATATCGAGGACGATACCTCGGAAAAAAGCGTAATGTCGAGAGGAGATAGTAAAATGACAAAGGAACAATTATTAGCCGCAGGGTTCACAGAGGAACAAGCAACAAATATCTTAAAGCTTCACAAGGAGGCGATTGATGGTAATTATGTAGCTAAACATCGTTTTGATGAAGTGAATGGAGAATTAAAAACAACTAAAGAGCAGGTAACAGAAAGAGATAAGCAGATTACAGAATTGAAGAAATTCGAGGGCGATTCCAAAGCATTGCAAGAAAAGATAACAACTCTTGAAAATGACAATGCTACAAAGGACAAAGAATATAAAGCTAATCTTGCTCTTGAAAGAAAGAAGAATGCAATCAAATTAGCACTGCTCGAAGATGAAAACGGAAAACCTCACGATGCGGATATGGTTATGGGGCTCTTCAATTTAGAGCAGGTAGTCATAGATGAGGCAACCGGGAAAATCAGTTCAGGATTTAAAGAACAGAATGATGCAATTCGTAAAGAAAAGACATTCTTATTTAGTCCTAAAGAAGATGCCAACAAAGGTGGCGAAGGTAAACCAGCAGGATGGAAACCAGCGGGAACACCTCCAGCAGATGGAGATAAGGGTGGTGGAGGAACTGACCCATCAGTATCTTTTGGAAAGAGTTTGGCACAGATTAAACTTGGTATGATGGGTATCAAACCAGCCGGAGCAGATGGCTCAGGTAATCAAAATTAAAATTAATTAAGGAGGAAAACAATTATGGCAATGAAGATGAAACAAACAGAATATGGAGCGCCAGCAAAACAAATCTTGGCAATCCCAGACCATTATGTAGCACTTGGCTTTAAACATAATAAAGCAACCACAGAAACTCCGGGACTTGCTACATTAGTAGATGGAAGATATGTAGTAAAGGCAGGTACATTCTATCCTGCAAATGATGCAACTGCAATTGGGGTAATTCTAAATGACTATGACGTTACAGATGGTGATGCAATGATGGCCGTAGTAATGCATGGATTCATCAAGAAAGAAGCATTACCAGCAGCACCTAATGTAGCTGTAAACTTACCAATGATTAAATTCGTTGAGAAAATTGTTTAATTAGAAGATAGGAGGAGGAAAACAATATGAAATCAATTTATGATATTTTCGAGAGTAAAGCAATTGCCTCTTATTGGACTGATGTTAATGTTAACATGGCAGACCCAATGATTGGTACGAAATACTTTCCAGTTTCCAAACAGACTGGATTAACCCTTGGATGGATTAAGGGTAGAAATAACTTGCCGGTAGCATTACAGCCTGCAGCATTCGATACTAAGGCTCCATTGAGAGATAGAATTGGTGTTAAGGAATTAAGTACTGAAATGCCATTCTTCCGTGAAGCAATGAGAATCGGTGAAAAAGATAGACAAGATATTGAAACACTGTTGGCTAAAGGCGAACAATTTGCACAGCCTACAATCATGAGAATCTTTGATGATACAAAGAATCTTGTAGATGGTGCTTTAGTTCAGGCCGAAAGAATGAGAATGGCTCTTCTTTATGGTGGTAAGATTGGTATTACAGCTACTGCTGAAAATGGTAGAGATATTGCTTATAACTATGACTACGATGTTGATGGTGAATGGGCTACTAATAACAATGTAGCGTTGTTAGCCGGAGAGCAATGGACAGTAGCTAATAAAGCAACTTCTAATCCAGTTGATGTTCTATTAGATGCAGCTGAAAAGCTTGCTGAAAGAAAGGGCGTTAAAGCAGTAGAAGTTCTTATGAATACTACTACTTTCAAAGGAATGATTGCATCTGAATCTATTAGAAAAGCAATGAATCCTCTTGGAGCATCAAGTATAATCGTAACAAGAAATTCAGCTAAACAGTTCATTGAGAACGAAACCGGGTTGACTATTACATTATACGATAAGATGTTCAAAGATGAGCAGGGTGTAGACCATAAGTTCTTCCCAGATGGATATGCAACATTACTTCCTTCTTATGCTCTTGGTAATACGTGGTATGGAACAACTCCGGAAGAGTTTGACCTTATGAGTGGAACAGCTGGTGCTTCAGTTTCTATTGTAAACACTGGAGTAGCAATTACCACTATTAAAGAGCCTCATCCAGTTAATGTTCAGACTATTGTATCTGAAATCGTTCTTCCTTCATTTGAAAGAATGGATGATATATTCGTAATCAAGGCGTTTTAATTAGAGAGGAGAGGTAATAATGGCTAAGATGTATTTTGGAAAAACCGTTAGATATGAAGGCACAGAATATCCTCCTAACACTACTTTTGAGGTCAAAGACACCGATGTTGATGGCCTCAAGAAAAGTGGTGGATGGTTGGTAGAAGAGCCTAAAGAAATAGAGGATGACAAAGACGAGAAAAGTGAACTTGACATTCTAAGAGAAAAAGCTCTTGAATTGGGAATTGATTTCAAGGGTAATTGGGGAGTTAAGAAATTAAGCGAAGCAATTGCTGACGCAGAACAAGCTTAGTAAAAGGAGGCGAGGTAATGACTATATTAGAAATTGTAAGAGCTAAAATTAAAGATGCAGCCATTACTGAGCTTGATATCCAATTAGCTATTGATGAAGTACAAATGGTAATAAAAAACTATTGCAGCATTGATGAAGTACCGGAAGAATTAAAGTATACATGGGCAAATATGGCAGCTGATTTAGTTCTTTACCAATATGCGTCAAATAATAGTTCAGATGATGTTTTGAGTGATATTGATGTAGGGGATGTTTCTAATATAAAGATTGGGGATACTCAGATTGCATTGCAGGGTAATAACTCAGAACGAGGTAAAATCTTAAAAAGTCATCGTCCTAATTTAGACCAGATTGTAATGAATAATAAGGAGCAGCTAAATAGGTTCAGAAGGATGGTGTGGTAAATGAAATTATCAAGTTTTGGTAAATTAATTACATCAACCTATACTGATAAATTAAGTATTAACCGTTATACAGAAATTAATAATCCAGATGGTACCATTGGTATGGGAATACCGGAAGAACCGTTGTACATGGATGTACAGTGCAGGATAAGCTTTAAACAAAGTGATAATCCGGAGAGTAATAAAGAAGATACTAATCCAATTTATATGCAAGTGAAAATATTCTGTAATTCTGAAGTTGATATTAAGAAAGGGGATATATTAGTAGCTCAAAGAATTGGTGATGATGGAAGCGTATTAGAAACCTATAATGGTACAGCAAACTTGCCATTCAAATATGTAACTCATCAAGAAGTATTATTTGCTGAAGTGGGTGATGCCTAATGTCAATGGATTATAGACAGTTTGAAGATTTATTAGATAGCTTCAAGCAGGTACAAAAGCAGCATGAAGCATTTCTAAGAAAATTTCTAACTGAAATGGGTATGAGGGCATTAGCCCAGACTAAAAAATTAACCCCTGTAGATACGGGAAACCTGAGAAATAGATGGGAATTAAGTCAAGTATACAGAAAGGGTGATAGCCTATATATAGTGTTATTCAATCCAGTAGAGTATGCAAGTTTTGTAGAAGATGGACATATGCAAAGAGCAAGATTTGTTCCCGGGTCATTCTTAGGAAGTAAGTTTGAATATATAGAAGGTTATCCGTTTGGAATGGTATTATCAAACAAGTGGATTCCCGGCCATCACATGGCAAGAATATCAATCTCAAAGATTGAAAGAGAAATACCAAAGAGATACGAAAAAGCATTACAACAATTTATGAAGGGATTGGGGGCGGCTGAATAATGGTAGGAGAAATTACAGGCGAAAGCATTAAAAGTGCAATAGCACTGAAACTCAAAAGCAGTTTTGCTATAACCAATGGGTCACCCCCAATAACTATATACCCGACAATCTATAAAGAAAAGATTGTTCAGGGGATGAAAAAGCCTTGTTTCTTCGTTTGGGTGATGGATGTTTCACAAGAAAAGCTCATGCGTAATAATTATACAAGAGATTATCAAATGAATATCCGATACCATCCTGAAGAAAAGGATACTAAAACTTATGAGACACTTTCAGATATTGGCAATAAACTATTGGACAAACTTACTTTGATAGATGTACCTATATTTATAGGGAGATATGATTCAGGTGGAGAACCAATAGAAGATAAAAAACCAGTACGTGGAATTCAGATGAGTTATGAAATAAAGGAAGATGTATTACAGTTTTATGTAACATATAGTATTAAAGCAAAACAAATGGTTGATGAAGTTCCTGATATGGGAACATTGGAGATTATTCAAAACTAAGAATTAAAGGAGGAAAGAAATATGGCTGGTGGAACATTCAAGTCACAGAACAAAATCAGACCGGGCGCATATATCAATTTCAAAGCAGTAGCTAAACCATTATCCAGTCTTGGAACTCGTGGAGTAGTTACAATGCCAGTAGCTATGAGCTGGGGAGCTGAAATTACGGAATTGCTTAGCTCAGAATTGATTGATGGCAAGAGCTTACCAAAGATTGGATATACTGCGTTTAATGAAGAAAGTCAAATCTTTAGAGAGGCCTTAAAGGGTTGTTATAAAGCAATCATTTATCGTCTTGATACTGGGGGTACCAAAGCAACAGCATCACTTTTACCACTTACAGCTACTGCTAAATATGCAGGAATCGTTGGAAATGAGATTGCAGTAAGTGTTGTAGCAAACGGAGCAAAGTTTGATGTTATTACCTTATTTAGAGGTATTGAAAGGAATAGACAAACAGTTACAACTATTGCTGAATTAGTCCCTAATGATTATGTAGTATTTAGTGGAACAGGTAATGTGGTTGCAAACGCTGGAGTTACATTAGCTGGTGGGTTAAATGGAACAGTTAATACTGAGACCTATTCTACCTACTTGGATAAAATAAAGGCGTACAAATGGAATACAATGGGCATTCCACAAGACAGTTCAACTGTAAATGCTAATATTGTTACTTTCATTACTAATATGAGAGAAAATATTGGTAAAAAGGTTCAGGCGGTTCTATATAATGCTACTGCAGATTATGAAGGAATCATTACAGTTAATCAGGGATACAAAACAGTTGATGAAACTATTAGCCCTACTACATTCGTTGCATATATTGCAGGCTTAACAGCTGGTTCAGATGTAGATGCTTCAAATACCTATCATGCAATTAATGGTGCAGTTTCAATCGTTTATCCTGAAGGGGTTACACCTTATGGAGATGAAGAAATTGAAGAAGCATTGAAAGAGGGTAAATTAGTTCTTTCAACAAGACAAGATGGTGTAGTTGTCATTGAGCAGGATATTAATACCTTGCATACGTTTACTCCTGATAAGGGATACGCATTCAGCAAGAACCGTGTTATTAGAACACTTGATGAAATCAATAATTCCACAGCATTGCTATTTGAAAGAAGCTATATTGGTAAAGTAGATAATAATGATGATGGAAGAAATATTTTCAAATCGGATGTTATCTCCTATTTGAATACGCTACAGAATATCGCAGCTATTCAGAACTTTGATAGTGCAACAGATATTCAGATTTATGCGGGAGAAGCCATTGATGCAGTAGTTGCTGACTTAGCAATCCAACCTGTAGATTCAATGGAAAAATTATACATGACTGTAATGGTCGGTTAATGAGAGGAGGAAAAATATATGTTTTTACGTGCTGGTGATACAATCAGTGGACAAGAAGGTAAAGCAACATCTGTAATAGATGGAAATGTGCAAGACATGTTTTATGTTAAAACCTTAGAGGCCACTTTCGAAAAGATTAAAGCTGAAGTAAAAACTCTTGGAAAAAGAGGTACTCAGCATAAAGGAACTGGATGGGCTGGTAGTGGTTCAATGACCATCTATTATGTTACATCCATATTTAGAAAAATGGCACTTAAATATGCCAAGACTGGTAAAGACACTTACTTCAATATTACAATAGTTAATGAAGACCCTACCTCTACTATTGGTAAGCAGACAATAGTATTGTACAACTGTAATATTGACAGTGTAATCTTGGCTAAATTAGATACGGAGTCTGATGTTTTAGATGAAGATATTGATTTCACTTTTGATGATTTTGATGTCCTTGATAGCTTCGGCAATCCGGTAGTATAAGAGGAGGAATATAAATGAGTAATTTGATGCAGTTTTTAATTGATAATCCGGTTGATAACCTTACAGATGAGGTAGTTGTTTCCCCAAGACTTGCAAAGTTCCCTTTCAAGATTAAGGGGATGGCTGGCCCGGAATTCTCTGAATACCAAAAGTTATCTACTAAAATAGGTAGACATAAGAAAGTGGAATTTGATAGCAAGGTTTTCAACGAACTTGTTGTTTTGAACCATACGTTAGAACCTAATTTTAGAGATGCTGAAAGTATTAAGAAAGCAGGATGCCAGACACCTGAACAGTTCTTATATAAGAGCTTACTTGCTGGCGAGATTGCAGAGCTTTCACAGCAAATTTCTTCATTGTCAGGTTTTGACCGTGATATGGAGGATACTGTAGAAGAAGCAAAAAACTCCTAAGGGAGGGTGATGGTGAAACGTGGTACGCTTATTATGCGTTAAATAAATTCCATTGGGAACCATCACGTTTTGCCAACCTCCCTTTCAAAGAGAAAGCAATGACTATTGCAATGATTGACGAAAGGTTGGCAGAAGAAAAGAAAGAGAATGCTAAAATAAAGAGGAAAGGAGGTCGCAGACGCTAATGGCAACGGTAAGTAATACAATTACAATGAAAGATAAAATGACTCCTGTTCTTAGAACAATAATTAAATCAATGCAAACAACAGTTGATGTTATGGCAGGAATTGACAAAGTAAGTAATACAGCTTTCCGTAAAATGCAAAGAGATGTCCAAGCGGCTTCTGATGCTCTTGATGATTTTAATCGTGGAGCAGAAGAGATTGTTCCAACAGCTCAACGAGGAGCTAATGCCTTTGCTAAATTGAGAAATCCATTAGTTACTGCGGCATCCGCTATATATACTATTAAATCAGCCTTGCAGGGGTTATCATCGGTAACTAACGTCTCTGACGATTTTATCTTGACCAACGCAAGGCTTGATTTAATGAATGACCAGTTACTTACAACCGGAGAACTTCAAGATGCAATATTGGCTTCAGCTCAAAGGTCAAGAGCAGAATATGGAGCAACAGCATCATCTATTGCAAAGATGGGTATTTTAGCAAATGATGCTTTTAATAGTACAGAAGAAATTGTAGCTTTTACTGAACTAATGAATAAGTCATTCAAAGTTGGTGGAGCGGGAATTCAGGAACAGACCTCAGCAATGTATCAATTAACTCAAGCAATGGCCGCAGGTAAATTACAAGGTGATGAATTTAGAAGTATAATGGAGAACGCTCCAATGCTTGCTTCTGCAATTGCTGAATTTACAGGTAAGTCAAAAGGAGAGTTAAAAGAAATGTCCTCGGACGGCTTAATAACCGCTGATATCATTAAAGGAGCAATGTTTGCTGCAGCTGATGATATCAATGGTAAATTCGCAACAATGCCAAAGACATTTGGAGATACTTGGACAAGTGTTAAGAATCAAACATTGGAAGCTTTCCAACCGGTTATCGAACGAATGAATGAGTTTGTTAACAGTGATGGCTTTCAAACATTTAGTAACAATGCAATAAGAGGAATTACGTGGGTAGCTAATAAAACAGTTGATTTGATGAATTTAGTTACTGATGTGGTGGGATGGGTAAAAGATAATGAGAGTACTGTAAAGAATGTACTGTATGGAATTGGAGCTGTGTTAGGGGCGGTAGTTATAGCAAAGACGGTAGCTGCAGGAAGTGCTGCAATTGATATGGCGAAGAAGTTTCAAGAGGCTGGAATGATATTTGGTGTAAGCTTTAAAACATTTGGTATCATAGCAGTTATTGCTTTAATAGCAACCTTAATACTTTGGATAATTGATTTATACAATACTAATGAACAGTTTAGAGATAAAGTACAACAGGTATGGGCTGATTATGGAGATGCTATTATTGCTACGATAGTGGCTATTGGTGCAATCTTTGCAATGATATTTTTTCCTACTATTTCAGCAGCTATTGCAAGTACCTTAACACTTATGTGGACTACAATTAAAGCCGGAGCAGCAATGGTGTTAACTTGGATTCAAGTAGGATTAGCTTTCTTAGCAGCTCATTGGTGGATATTATTAATTGTAGCAGCAGTAGCGTTGGCGATATACGCTTGGAACAATCTGGGTGAAGCAGGTAAGATATTAGCCATTATCATTGGAGCTATCATAGCAATAATTGCAATATGGATAGTTGTACAGTGGGCTTTAAACGCAGCATTAACCGCTAACCCTATTGGAGTAATAATTATGGCGATTGCAGCTTTAATTGCGATTGTTATAGCGATTGTACTTTGGATAATGAAGTTATGGGAAACTAATATGGACTTTAAATATGGAGTAATTAAGATATGGAATTCAATTCTTAATTTCTTTGAACAGGTACCAATATTCTTTCAATGGGTAGGAAATGGTATTGCAGATGCGTTTGGATGGGCGAAGGTGCAAGTACTTGATATATTACAGAGTATGGCAAATGGAGCAATTAGCATAATCAATGATTTGATTGGGTTACTAAATAAAATCCCTGGAGTAGCTATTGACCCTATACAACAATTAACATTTGCAACAACTGCGGCCGCGGAAGAGGAAGCATCAAAGCAAGCAAGAGCTGATAGTTTACAAGCATCTAAGGATAAAGCGGCAGCCAGTGCAGCTGAAAGAGATGCAAAGATGGCAGTGGATAGAGCTGCAGATGAAGCAGCACTTGCAAAGAAGAGAGCTGAAGCCGAAGCTGCAAGGCAAGCAAATGAAGCTAAAAAGAATGAAAATGATTGGTCTAAATATTTAGATAATCAACCAGAAGATATTGATTGGAGTAAATATGCCGGAGCTGCGGCTAACCCAATGATAGCTGGTGGAGATTTAGATAGTGTTGGAAAAATAAAAGATGATGTAAGCATCACAGATGAAGACATTAAATTGTTAAAAGATGTAGCAGCTACAGAATTTGTTAATAAGTATACAACATTAAGACCTGAAATGTCTGTACAATTTGGTGACGTAAGAGAAACAGCCGATGTAAATAAAATACTTGGAGTCATCGAAGATATGGTTGAAGAGGCTTATGCAAGTGTATTAGTAGGGGAGGGAGCATAATGGCTATTAGATTTTTCTTTGAATTTAATAATCAAGTTGTTCAACTTCCAGTTAATCCGGAGGAGATAATGATAAACTCCTCCGGCAATAACAAAACAGAGGAAATTGTAAAACTTGGTGAAATAAATTTATTACGGCAAAAGAAACTTGAAGCCTTTATGATAGAGTGCTTTCTTCCAACTGATTCATCAGCTCCTTATGTATTAACAAAAGGGAAATTTCAAAAGCCTCAATTTTATATAGACTTCTTTGAACAAATTAGACAAGAAAAGAAACCATTTAGATTTATAGTTAGTGATACTAAAATTAATATGTTAGCGGCAATAGAGGATTTAGAATATGGTTTGAAAGCTGGAGATGATGATATTCATTATAGCCTATCTATAAAGGAATATAGACCCTTTTCTTCAAAGGTGGTAAAGATTACATTACCCGCTACAAAAGCAGAACCAGCAAAAGTAACAGCTCCAGCACCGGAAAGGCCAAAGACTGGATTTGCTATTGGCGATACAGTTATTGCAAATGGTAATTATTGGTATTCAAGCTATGGAGCAAATCCTCATGGAACATTTAAAAATTTTACTGGAAAGATAAGTCATATTGTAGCAGATAAGAGTCGTAAATTTAGATACCATATTACAACCCCAAGTGGAGGGTATAGAGGATGGGTAGCTGAAAATCAAATATCCCATAAATAGAAAGAGGTGAGTTAATGAATATAGAAGCGATTGTACAAGATAGTAAAAGTGGGGTGGCTTATGATATTAGTGAATTGATTACTAATGCTACATGGGAGACTACACTCCTTAATCAGCCCGGAAAATTAACCTTTAACTATATTGACGATACTAAAGTGACTATAAATGAAGGCTCACCTATTTCTTTCAAAGTGGATGGTAAGGGAGTTTTCTTTGGCTATATATTCAAACGAGGAAAAAACAAAAATGAAAAAATTTCAGTAACTGCTTATGACCAGATGCGTTACTTGAAAAATAAAGATACCTATGTATTGGCTAATCTTACTGCATCGCAGGTATTTTCTAAATTATGTAACGACTATAAATTAACTCATCAAGTTGTGAATAGTAGCCCTTATATTGTATTACCAAAACCACATGATAGTAAGACATTATTTGAGATTATACAGCATGGGATAGATGAGACCTTAATCAATACCGGAAATTGGTATATGATAAAAGACAACTTTGGTAAACTGGAATTTATTAGCATTAACTCCTTGAAGACAGATTTGTTTATAGGAGATGAAAGTTTACTAATAGATTTCGATTATGAAAGCTCGATAGATGATGATAGTTATAATCAGGTTAAGCTAATAAAGGAAAACAAAGAAACAAATAAGCGTGAAGTCTATATAGTAAAGGATAGCAATACAATCAAGCAATGGGGATTGCTGCAGTACTTTGAAAGTATGGATGAGAATGCAAACGAAGCTCAAATAAAAGCAAGAGCTGAAATGATTTTGAAACTAAAAAATAGGGTAACCAAGAAATTAAAATTGGATTGCCTGGGAGACCTGAAGGTAGCGGCGGGCAGTGGTGTAGTATTAGGAATTAGCGATTTACAAAAAGAGGGAATTGCAATAAACCAATATTTCATGATAACTAATTGCTCTCATACATTTCAAAATGATTTGCATACAATGTCCTTGGAAGTGCAGGTGAGTATCTAATGGCAGGAAATAAATTAGTAAAAATTATGCAGGATGCAGGAAAGATGCCAACTGGGGAAACAACAGATTTACTATTTGGGGTAGTGACTTCGGTTGCTCCCTTAAAAATAAAAATAGATAGTAGATTTGAAGTAGATGAAAAATTCTTAATTCTATCAGCCTTGGTAAAGGAAACAGTAATTAATATACCAGAAAGAGAAGAGAATAAGCATTTACATGTAATACCCCAACATACTACATCAGCTGCAGGAGAA